CAATCCCATCCAGCCCCGCAGATCGTAAAGCAATTTTAGACTGCATGAAAGAAATTAGTGCTTCAATGACTCGCACCGAGGGTGAACGAGAGTTTATTAGAGAAGCAATTAAAGAAATTTGTGATAAACATCAATTATCCAAAAAGACATTTCGTCGTATGGCCAAGGTATATCATAAACAAAACTTTAGTTTAGAACTTGAAGAACATGAAGAGTTTGAAACAATGTATCAAACAATTACAACATCAACCATAATGGCAAAAGATCATGTATAATCAATATATTCTCGAAGCCAAATATCTAGACAATATTAAAAGAGTTAAACGTAAGTACATTGTGGGGGTTTACGCTAATTTAGATAAAGTTGAGCAAGCTAAAAAGAACTTACTTGCAGAGGAAACCAAGTATTCTTTGCGATTTTCCATAATTCCCCACTTTAATCCTTTTCTCGAAAAAGTTGCTTGACTTCTTATCCAAATGGTGTTATAATAAGACATTAAGGAGCAAACATGAGCAACATCTACAATATTTTTGAACAATTAGCATCAGACAATTCTCGTCTTGCTAAGGAAGCGATTCTTATTAAGAATAAAACTAATTCTCTTCTTCAAAGAGTATTTTATTTGGCATTAGATCCCTTTGTTCAATTTTATATTAGAAAAATTCCTAGCTATGATACTGCATCTGAAATTAATCAGAAATCCTTGGAAGAAGGATTGGATCTTCTTAGTGTACTTTCAGATCGTGTCATGACAGGCAATAATGCAATTAATCATTTACAATTTATTTTAGGATCGGTTAGTAAAGAAGATGCAAAAATCATTGAGCGTATTATTGCAAAAGACATGCGTTGCGGAGTCTCCGAAGCAACCGTTAATAAAATTTGGCCCGGAGTTATCTCGACATACCCAATTATGTTGGCTTCTGGATACGACCAAAAGCTCGTCAACAAAATTGAACTCCCGGCGTTCGTTCAACTCAAACTCGACGGCATGCGATTCAACGCAATCGTTAAAGGCGACACAGTAGAGTTTAGATCTCGCAATGGCAAAGAATTAAATATCCCCAATCAATCATTCTCAATTCCATTCATTAAGATGGCGGAAAAGTATGGTCAAGATATGGTGTTTGATGGTGAGCTACTTATTGCAGACTTTGATGGCAAACCTGTCAATAGGCAAACAGGCAATGGCATTCTATCCAAAGCAATTAAAGGAACAATGAGTGAAACAGAAGCGTCTAATGTTCGAGCAACATTGTGGGATGCTATTCCATATACCTCATTTACTAAAGGTGAAGATAAGACCCCATATAAAGATAGAATGTCGGGATTAGAAAATGCTATTACTTATGTTAATGATTCTTTTAGACAATTCAGACATTACATTAATTTGGCATGGACGCAGGAAGTAGCTACTTTATATCATGCACATTCTATCTTTGAAAAATTTCTTTCAGACGGTCAAGAAGGTATCATTTTAAAATCCAAGGCCGGTATTTGGGAAGATAAACGATCCAAAGAACAAGTTAAATTCAAAGGTGAATTGGAATGCGATCTAATTATTGTGGATTGGGAAGAAGGTACTGGTAAAAATAAAGGTCGCCTTGGTGCATTGGTATGCGAATCTAGCGACGGAGTTATTCGAGTAAATGTTGGATCAGGATATTCGGATGAACAACGAGGTGAATATACTTTTAGTAAAGTTGTAGGAAAAATTGCAACGGTGCGTTATAATGCTCGTATTAAAGAAAGATCTGGCGAAACAGAAAGTTTATTCCTTCCTCGATTTATTGAATTGCGTGAAGATAAAGATATTGCTGAATCTAGTAAATCTATTAAGTAAATATAAATATTCGGGAATGAGGACTTTACCATGCCCGCAAAAATTTATAAGTTTCCCGAAAGAAGAACGTATTATAAAGGTTATAAAATTCCACTTTACAATGAAGAGGAAATATTTATAACTATTGTTGCTCTGAATCTTTTTAGTAATGTATCAGAAAAAGTTACTGAAAAGAATTTAGAAAGTTATGAACCTATGGAAGTGATTAAAGCATTAGTTGAGGCAAAATCCTGTAGTATATTCTCTCATAAAACTAAACAAACAATCGCCAGCATACTTAAATCTATAGAAGCATTGTGAATATATTTTACTTACATAATGATCCAACGGAATGTGCAAAATTGCATAATAATAAACACGTCGTAAAGATGATACTTGAATATGCTCAATTACTTTCTACTGCTCATCGTTATCTTGATGGCAATGTTACTGTTGGTTTATCTGTTAGTGGACGCAAAAGAACAACGTATATTCTCGATTCTACCCTTAACAGCATTCTTTATGCTTCTACTCATATCAACCATCCATCTGCTATTTGGGTGAGAAAATCCCCCGAAAACTATATTTGGCTAGCTAATATGCTAATTGCCTTATGTGAAGAATATACTTATCGCTATGGTAAAACACATAAGGTAGAGCGAGACGGATTATGCTATGTTTTGCTAAAAAACATTCCTAAGAATATTGGGAATGAAGGTTGGTCGGAACCTACACCGGCAATGCCAGACGAATTTAAGGTTCCTGGCAATTCTATTCAGGCATATATAAATTATTATGTAGGTGCAAAAAAGCATCTTGCGAATTGGAAAAAACGAACTATACCATCTTGGTATGTATTTAATTGAAAGGTAATTATGACAACAGACTCACACCGCGTACCAGTTGAACAAGGTTTCACAGACGACCGAGGTACAATTCTCCCCTTAACACACGGCGACGCCAATGTCCAAATGATTTGGTCCAAGGCCGGCGCCCTTCGTGCTAACCATTATCACAAGACAGATACTCATACTTGTTATTTAGTAACAGGTGAAATGATGTTCTACTGGCGTAATCATGGTGAAGATACCATTCATCGCGAACATTTTAAACAGGGCGATATGTTTAAAACTGGCCCATTGATCGATCACGAAATGGTTTTTGAAACTGATTCTACTATGGTCGTTATCTCAGAACATAAACGCGATGCTAACACATATGACCAAGATATTGTAAAAATTGCTCCTCTTCATGAACAATATGTTGAAGTATGATGTATGCCGCTGTTGCGGTAGTAAAAATTTAAATCATTGGTTATCATTACCTAATTCTCCGGTAGCCAATGCTTTATTCTCAAAACCTGATTTATATAGACATCCATTAGAATTAAATTCATGTGATAACTGCGGACATCTTCAGTTGGCAAGTGCGCCTGATCCTGATGGTGTTTTTGCAGATTATAGATATAAATCTGGAGTATCAAAGTCTTTTAAAAATCATTTTAACAAGTACGCATTTGATATCATCACACAATACGGTAAAGGTATTGACGGTGCAGTATTAGAAATTGGTAGCAATGATGGATACCTTTTAGAACAATTTAAAAAGATGGACTGCACAGTTCTCGGTGTAGAACCATCTAAACATCTAGTGCAAGAACATACCGACAAAGGTGTTGATGTTATAAATGATTTCTTTACTGTTGATCTTGTAGATAAACATTCTTTAAGAAATAAATTTGATATAGTATGTGCGAATAACGTATTGGCACATATACCCGATACATTAGGTGTTGTACAAGCAATATCTTTATCATTACGCACGAACGGTATACTTGTCGCAGAGTGTGGTCATCAAGAAGGTATTACGTCAGGTAAATATTTAGATAATGTTTATCACGAACATATCGATTACTATACTCCGTATTCTTTCTCAAAATTATTAGAAAGAGCAGGATTGATTGTTGAGGATGTAACCATTATCGAAAGTCATGGTATTAGTTTTAGAATTGTTGCTCGCAAAAGAACAGGAACCAACAAACTTGCCTTTGAAAGGTTAGATTGGGAGTGGGAAAGAACTCATGTGGAAAGCTACATTTCTGCGCGCGAGGATAAGATGCGAGATTTGATAGGTGATAGACCTTTTGTTGCATATGGTGCAGCTGCCAAAGCAGTAACATCATTATATACTCTAGGGTTGGTTAACAATAAACTAATTGGAGTAGTAGATGATAATGATTTGAAACAGGGATATTATTTTCCTGGTACAGACATATTAATTACTAATCCTGCAGATTTAGATAAAGATGCATTTGTAGTTGTAACCGCATGGAATGTATTTTTAGATATTAAAGAAAAATTAGTTAGCAGAGGACATCGAGGAGAAATAATCTGCATGCAATAATATATGGTACCGGTAAATGGGCGCAGTTAATAGGATCTAAATTAAAAGGCTTAAATATTGATCCCATTTACGTAGGTAGTAGAGTGTCACCTGAAGTAATATCCCGAGACGAAGTAAAAAAAACTTCTTATCGGGATATGCCTGTTTTTATTGCTTCGGCAACAGAAGCACACTTGGATGATTTAAAACATTGTTTATGCCTCAATCCCTCTAAGATATTTGTTGAAAAAGGATTTATTAATAATCAACAAAGACAAGAAGCTAACGATGTAATTGGTACAATACCTGCATTTATATTATCCCAACATCGGTATTCTTCAATTTTTGAATTGTTTATGAGTTCGCAAGACGTTAATAAGATACATAAGTGCACATATACATGGAAAATTGAAAGAGATAGTGTTTCAGAATATCTTTACCATTTATCATCAATAGATGGATTTCTTAGAAAGAAAAAAACCGAAATTTATAATAATGAATTTGGCACCAATACAATAGATGACGTGTCGAGTTATAGTGTAGTAAAAAGCCCATACAGACTTTTTAAAATAAATATAGAGTCATCGTTATATGACGCTACTTTTAAAATAGGCACATATAATAGTATGAGTATGCGACCAAAAAATAGTAAACAAAAAATTATTATGACTGCGTATTCAGAAGATACTGTAGGAAAAATGATTTATAATACTTTGGAAAAAAATAGTAAAATTAAACTTGAGAGGATATAATGAATATTTTAATTTTAGGCAGTGATGGTTTTATTGGCTATCACCTAAGTGAATCTATTTTAAAAGATGATAGATTTAAAGATAGTACAATTACAGGAGTAGATTTATATAATAATCGTACTCATATGTTACCTAACGATAAACGATTGGTTTTTCATCAGTTAGATGTTCTAAAAGATCGAAATGAAATTGATACTTTAATAGCAAAGTGTGATGTACTGTTACCCTTTGTTGCTATTGCTACTCCGAAGTTGTATGTAGAACAACCCATGCGAGTATTTGAATTGGACTTCGAAGAAAATCTTCGCGTAATTAAATTGGCACAAAAACTAGGCAAGAGAGTTATCTTTCCATCAACATCTGAAGTATATGGTAAAGGCGAAGCACCATTCGACGAAGAATCAACAGACTTAGTGTATGGTCCCATTAAATATTCTAGATGGATTTATGCGTGTTCTAAACAATTATTAGATCGTGTTATTTTTGCTATGGATCAACGAGAAGGTATGCGCTTTACTCTGTTTAGACCATTTAATTGGGTAGGTCCATACTTGGATTCTTTAGAAGCAACATCTGAAGGTTCTTCCAGATTAATTACTCAGTTGATAGGCGATTCCTTGCAACGAGGTGAACTTACATTAGTTGATGGTGGCCATCAAAAACGATGTTTTACAGATGTACGCGATGGCGTAGCAGCCCTTAAAGAAATTCTTTTGAACGAAAATATCGCTCAGGGAAAAATTTATAACATTGGCAATCCGTGGAACAATCTATCAGTGCGCGAAGTATCCGTTTTATTAGTTGACAAATTAAAAGAACGAAAAATGGTCGATAATGTGGAAATTAAAGTTAAATCCAGCGGAGATTTTTATGGAGCAGGATATCAAGATGTATCTAACCGAGTTCCAAGTATTAACGCGATAGGAAATGATTTAAATTGGACTCCAAAATATTCATTTACAGATTCATTAACAAATATTCTTGATTCTATCAAATAAAAAATCCTTTTGTAATATATAATGTATCAGGAGTTAATTAATGCCTTTTTACGATCTTAAGTGTTCTGATTGTTCTAACATATTTGAGGTAATGTGCAAATTTTCCGATAAGGAAAATCAGCAATGCCCTTCCTGTAAATCAATAAACCACGAATCCCATCACACTGCAATGCAATTAGGTGATCCGGTGCGTCTCGGCATACGTACTATAGATAATGGGTTTCGAGAAGTGTTATCTAGGATTGGTGAAAGCAACGGTCGCCAAGCCAATCTTAAAGATAAATTGAGCAGACGCTAATATATGATATTCCATTTTTTACTAACTCGGGGAGGCGATACTTAGCGATTGCCCCCTTACTTACTATTCTAAGAGGAAGCTACATGGCAAAAACAAGAACTAATGTTCAAACACAATCTAGTCAAACCCCTCAGTTAACGTTAGCAAATAACAAACTGAAATTATGTCTAGATGACATGAAAACAATAAAGCCATTGACGGATAATCAGAAAGGATTCTTTGACGCATATGATAAATCTAAAGTAATGTTGTTGCATGGTGTTGCGGGAACAGGAAAAACTTATATTGCACTTTATCACGCATTAGAGGAAGTATTAAACAAACAAAATCAATATCAACGAGTAGTAATAGTAAGATCGGCAGTGCCGAGCAGGGATATAGGACATTTACCGGGAGACGAAAAAGAAAAGACAGAAGTATATACAGAACCATATGTAGAAATATGTAAAGATTTATTCGATAGAACTGATGCATTTCAAAGATTGGGCGAGCAAAAAGCAGTTCAATTTATGATCACATCTTTTGTCAGGGGAATAACTTTAAGCAATTCTATAATTTTAGTTGACGAATGCCAAAACATGACCGATATGGAATTGAATTCCATAATGACTAGAGTAGGCGTTAGATCCAAAATTATATTTTGCGGAGATTTTAGACAAACTGATCTGTATAAGAAAACTGATATGTCTGGACTAAAGAAATTTATGGCTATCGCAGATATGATGCCTAGTTTTAAAACATTTGAATTTGGAATTGAAGATATAGTTAGATCTGCTATAGTTAAGGAATATATATTAGCGAGGCTAAAATATGAGAACCAATATGAATTGGCATAACAACTACAAGGAGAATCTATGAGTTTTGAATTTGAATTCACAGAAGAAAAATTAAAGAAATGCGTATCTAGAAATAAAAATATTCATACTTTGTATGAGTCGTTGAATACTGTTTTACCTAAATACGATATAAACACCGTAGACAGAGTTGCGGCATTTCTTGCACAATGCGGACATGAATCTTTAGATTTTACTGTCCTACAAGAAAATTTAAATTATGGTGCTAAGGGCTTACTAGGACTATTCAAAAAATATTTCCCAAATGAGGCATTGGCGAAAGAATATGAGAGAAAACCCGAAAAAATTGCAAATAAAATTTATGCAAACAGAATGGGGAATGGTCCTGAGTCGTCTGGCGATGGCTGGGCACACCGTGGACGAGGGGCCATTCAACTTACGGGCAAATTAAACTACCAAGCA